GCTTGGCAAAGAAAGGCAGGTAAAAACCCTAAAGGTGGTTTAAACGCTAAAGGTAGAGCCAGTTACAATAGGCAGACAGGGGGAAACTTAAAAGCTCCTGTTAAGTCTGGAGATAATCCTAGAAGAGCTAGTTTTCTTGCTAGGATGGGTAACATGCCCGGCCCTGAAAAGAAAGATGGTAAACCTACACGTTTATTATTGTCTTTAAGAGCGTGGGGTGCTAGTTCAAAAGCTGATGCTAGAAGAAAAGCAAAGGCGATAAGCAAAAGAAACAAAGCTAAAAAGAAGAGGAAGAAATGAATAAAAAAGTAAAAGCACCACAAGGTTATCATTGGATGAAGGCTGGTGCTGGTTATAAATTAATGAAGAACCCTAGAGGTGGTTACAAAGCTCACAAAGGTTCTAGCTTAATGGCAAGTTTCAAAGTGCAAATGGTGCACAGTAACGCAAAGAAAAAAGGAAAGTAACATGAAACATAGTAAAGCAGGATACGGTGGTAAAAAGTCTATGAAGAAGAAGAAAAAGAAGATGATGAAGAAAAAGAAGAAGTAATGGCTAAGACTGTTAGTTGGATGTGGGGTGGCAAGAGACATTATGGAACCTTGATAAGAGAGACAAAAACCCATAAGTTTGCTAGAACAAAAAACGGTAAAGTTAAGAAGATTAAGAAGTAGTGGCTAGAAAGAAAAAAGACCCGAAGGTTGGCACGGGTAAGAAGCCAAAGGGTAGTGGACGTAGGTTATACACAGATGAAAACCCAAAAGATACAGTAAGAATTAAATATGCAACTCCTGCTGATGCCAGAGCAACGGTTGCAAAGGTAAAAAGAATTAGAAAGCCTTTTGCTCGTAAGATACAGATACTAACAGTTGGAGAGCAGAGGTCAAAGGTAGCGGGAAAGAGAACACAGGTACAGATTTTTAAAAAGGGTAAAGAGGCGATTAGAAGGGCAAATAAAAAGAAAAAGTAGTATGGCTAGGAAGTTTAAAAAAGTACCAAAGACAAAACGAGGCGTACCCAAAAAATATGTTAAAGGTTCTAAGAACCAAAAGAAAACACAGGATGAGATATTAAGAACACGTAAGATGTACAGAGAAGGTGCATTGACACCTGCAATGATGGATATGATATCGAAACAAAGGAGTAAGAGTGGCAAGAAAACCAGCAAAAAGAAAACCAGCAAGAAAAAAAAGCGGAGGAAGTAAAGCCGCAGTTCTTGCTAAGTATTCCAAAAGTTCTGGAATATCGAAAGGAACTCTGTCTAAGGTGTACTCAAGAGGTTTGGGTGCATACTACTCCAGTGGTTCTAGACCCGGAGTCAGTGCTCATCAATGGGCCGCTGGCAGAGTAAGAAGTTTTGCTACGGGTAAAGGTGGGGCTAGAAAAGCAGATGCAGATTTAATACGTGGTGGTAAAAAGAAAACAGCTAAAAAGAAAACAACGACTAGAAGAAAGAAGAAGTAATACATGGCAACATTTGAAGCACAGGTAGAAGCGTTAACAAGTTTAAGTATAGATGGTAGCAGTGCACCTACTCAAGCAGAGCTAACTCAGTTCTTAACAGATGGTGCGGCTGAGGTTATCAACTCTATGCCACCACGGTTAAAGTTGTTATGTGCAACAGAAGATACTTTTACAAGTACGGCAGTAGGTAGCGAAGCAGAAACATTGGATTCCTCTTCTGTTTTATCCGTTACAAGAAATGACGGGACAATAGATCAGCCATGTCGTGAGATACCTGCTGTATTAAGAGGTAAAGCTTCTGATAGTGATGATATGATAGCGGCTACAGCTACAGACCCCGTGTATTATATTTATAATGGAAAGTTAAATGCATTACCAGCATCAGGGACTTGTAAATACCTAGAGGTTAACAATCCTACAGTTGCTTTTGATGCTTCATCTATAAGTAATTTTCCAGATGAGTATGAGTATTTAGTTCCTCTTTACGGTGCAATAAAGTCTCTGACAAATAAAATAAATAGCTTAATCAAAGCAGATTTAAGTATATCTGCATCAGCACCAAGTGCTCCTAGTTTGGCTACATTGTCATATTCTAATGCCACTAATGCTGATGCTAGTTCAACATCGGTAAGCAGTATTACTGTCTCTACAGTTTCCGTTGCAGATACGAGTGGTGATATACCTACATACACAAAGCCTAGCACTACTGTTAATTTTGGAAGTGGTAATAATTTTGATACTTTATTAGGAACCGATGAAGATACTGAGTTAGCATCTGTAGAATTGCAAAAGCAAAATCAGTTGCTTGATGCACATAGAACAGATATACAAAATGAATTAAATGAATTTAACAAAGATAACGTTAGGTATCAGGCTAGTGTGCAGGCACAGCTTGCAAAGCACAATACCGATTTACAGGTAGCGTTAAGACAAGCTCAACTTGATGCCGCAGATGCACAGCAAGAAGCATCTCAAGCAACGGATGTTGATAAGTTTAATAAATCTCAAGATCAAGCATTGGACTTGCAAAACAAAGCTCAGACCTTGCAGGCGGCCATACAGAATAATGACGATTTAGTGTCTAAGTTTTTAGCGGAGTTAAATAAGTACAGTGCATTGGTAAATTCTGAGGTTCAAGAATATTCCCAAAATCTTGAAAATAATCAACGCAATTATAACATATATAGCCAACAACAGGCTAAATTACAGGCAGATTATGATAAAGGAATACAGGCGTTGAAATAATGGCAATACATTCTTTAACAGTAAAACAGATTATAAGTAGGGTACGACAGGTTTTTCCTGATGCACCAGAAACATATATCATATCTTTAATTAATGATGCTATTAATGAGCTTGGACAATACTCTCAAAAGTCAATGTCTGCAAAGCTTAATATAGTAGCTAATCAAACGTATTACGATTTGTCTGATTCTGCTAGAGATTCTTCAAGTCAAACTATGGGAATAAATAAAGTGTATAGAGTTGATGTATTAGATAGTGATGGTGAGTACATTAGAATACCTAGAGTTTTAGATGGAGAACCTTTAAAGTTTGATATTGCATCTGAAAGTGCAATAGAGGAGCCTGCATAATGGCTTTAGTTTCTCAGGTAACAAAAGTAGATGCAGTAGCAGATTCCAGTAGGAGTTTAAACAGTAAATATTTTTTAATTAATGGGGTTACTGCTGACAGCACAAAAGACGTTGGTTTTAAGGTTACAGAATATTATGTTTGGATCGATGTTGACAATTCTGGATCAGACCCATCTTTATCTGGCAAAACTGGAGTTGAAGTTGATATATCCATTAATGCCAATGCATCTACGGTTGCAGGTGCGATTAGTAGTGCATTGGGTGCTTTAAATGACTTTAATGGTTCTACAACAGGCGTTAATTCGGCAAGTATACAAAATGCAAACAAAGGATCAGTAACAGAAGCCTCTGATGTCAATACAGGTTTTACCATTACCACAACTACAAGTGGAGTTGGTTTACTCTCAAGTAATTTAAAGTTTCCAGAAGACACTTCTCTTTACTTTATTAGAGGAGATCATCTTGGTTTAATTAGTAGTTATGATTCAGATGGTTCTTCTAGAACAGATAGAAAAGCGTATCAAGCCGTAGATCATAACATAGTTAACGGTTTGCTAATTCATTACTATGGAAATCCTGATAAGGTCACAGCAATCACAGATACTCCAGATGTTGATAATTTATATCATTCTGCCATTGTAGATTATGTAAAAAAGTGTTTGTACATGGATCGTGCAGGAAAAACATCCGATGGTAATAGAGCACAGATGGCAATGAACCTGATGATGAGACATGAAAGAAAATTTGATATGGCCATTAAGAAATATGGCACAAAGAAAAGAAGTAAGACTGGAGGAACTAGAGCAGTCGTTCCAGCTAGTTTTACATAAGATTATTGATTGATTATTTGTCTTGATCTAGGCTAAGTTTCACGACATATAATTTAACTATATGAATGCTTTAAAGCGGTGGTGGTGGAAATATAGGATAGATTATGTCAGACATAAATAAATTTACTACAAAAGAAGTACTAAACAAGGTACTTCTAGATTCTTCAGGCAATTCCGTAGCCGCAAATTCTCACACATCTCAAGAAGCACTAAACGCTGTACTTGATACTTCTAATAATAGATTAAATGTATCTCTTGGTGGTAGCAATACTATTTCAGGTGATGTTACAATTACAGGCGATTTAACTGTACAGGGTGGGGGTAGTTTAGCTTTTGATGAAATAATAGAAGGTACACAAGTAATAGACGTAGACAATACAGAAGCATTATTAGTTAGAAAAGATGGTGATGGTGGTGATGTATTTATAGTAGATACAACAAATTCTAGGATAGGTATAAATAAAACGCCTACACAGGCTTTAGATGTAAGCGGTAATATATTAGCGAGTGGTGCTTCTGCTCCATCCATTACAGCAACAGATACTACGAATACAACTTCTATACAAATGAGAGCGTTGGATAGTGAAGTCAGATTTGGTAGTGTAACTAATCATCCTGTAAAAATTGGAGCAAATTCATCTACTACAGGAATAGTGATAGATACGTCAAATAATATTGGCATTGGAACTGCAAGTCCTTCAAGTACAATGCACATTTTTAACTCTACTGCTGATGGTCATTTAAT